CCCCGCCATTAAGCCGGCTCGCATATACTAGTGGGGCAGGCCATAGGTCATATACTGGTATGCTTATACCCGGCGATCCCCGCCATGGTTTGTTTGTTTGTGCCCATGCATATATGCTTATGGATACATACCACCCCGTGCCATTAAGCACACTGGCCAAAATTAGGGAACGGATTAAGCAAAAATGGGTAAAGCACCAATCCGAAAAATTACAGTTCCCAAATTCCATCAATTTGACATAACAAGTGTGGTATAATATGCTTGTGGTTGCGGCGTGGAAGGACACGCAAACCCTCGGAGTAGCGAAACCGAGTACATTAGCGGAAGATGGTGGTCTGACTATCTTCCCAATACAGATCAGCTAGTAGGTGCCGAACCCTATCGACCACATCATAGGACACGAAAGGAGAAGAATATGACGACGACTTGTGTTGGGCCATTTTTAGAAGAGTATAGACTTGAGGTGGATGGGTATAAAGTGCCCTATTTGACTGCCCATCCCACTAATCCGCAGTCTACCAAGTGGGATATTGTGCTTGATGACAGGTTTGGACTTGATTTAGACGTTGAGCAATTACAAGATGTTATCCCGTTTATTGCAAATGCTATGGCAGTTGCCGCTGGATATAGTTCTCATGGGGAAAATTGTCAACCAATTAACTTATTCCATATAAAAATGATGAAACTGGACGGTCTTCTGGGAGAAGAGGAGAAAAAATGAACATCGTATTACTAGTCGCAGCGTGGTTGGCTATAGCTCTTGGGGTAATTAATCTTATTTATTTGATATTCTCGGTAATTACGACGAAGAGGCCGAAGAATATAGAGACATTGGTGGGGACTACTCTGTATATATTATTAGCTGGGCATGTATTAGGATGGTGGTGAGATGACATTACCGGATTTTTTGGCTACAGAGAAATTAGAAACATTTGATGAATTCAAGAAAAGGCTTCTTCTTGAGAAATTCCCCGATGCATTTGCTAAGGATAAACGATATATCTATATTGCTGGTCCCTATTCCAATGGCGATACGGTAATTAATGTCAGGAATTCAGTTCTGGCGGCGGAAGAATTGGTAAAATTGGAATTAATTCCCTACATCCCGCATCTTACTTTGTTCTGGCACCTGATCGCTCCGCATGAGTATGAGTTCTGGTTGAACTATGACCTGAACTGGCTCAGTAAGTGTGATGGATTATTGAGATTACCTGGAAAGAGTAGTGGAGCCGATGCAGAAGTTGAATATGCGAACAAAAATGGCATACCTGTTTATTGTTCTATAGAGGAGTTGAAATGAGAAGATACAGAGGTGGTTTTGGATGGCAGAATACGTTCTCTGCCATTGTCGCTCTCCTGGTAACTGATTGGGTGTTTCGTCCCCGTGAAAGTAAGTCTGAATATCATGGGTATTTGAAATCAGATCATTGGCAGGAAGTCAGAAATTATATTGGTAGTCAGGCTAATTGGACTTGTGAAGTAAATGGGTGTGCCCATAATGGACACAACCTAAACTGCCACCACTTGACCTATAAGCACTTGGGGGACGAAAGATGGGGCGAAGTGGTGTATGTTTGTCCAGAACATCACAATATGCTACACAAAAATTACGCGTTTAATAAACGGGGCGGCGGCGTAATTCCAGCATATCAAAAAGGTGCATAAGAGTGTATAATCTCCTCCATGAAAGTCCCTGTATTAATTACTCCATCCAGCGCACTAAGGTCTAAGAATATAATCCATCGTAAGGTGGCTGAGTTTGAACCCATGCCACCTCAAATAAACCCAGACCCCAATAAAGCTAACTGGATGTGGCTGAAAGACCACGATCCTCGAATTTGTGTTTATATGCAAGGAACAGACCCGGATGGCGACCCCATAATTGCCTATATCGTAGACTTTGCCTCCATGAGGACAAATGTGTGGCAAGACTTGACAGAGGGAGCTAATCACAGCCGTTATCCATGGCCCTTATTGGATTATAATAACTACTGGTTGAGTGACTTGCATTTGGACGAAGCCGCCTTTAATCTTATCCATGAAACAGTCGAGGATAGGAAAATGGCAAACAGGCACATTGAAAAAATTTATGATGACGCACACAGTTATACCGCTAATCCAGCCGAATTCATTGCAAGGCACGATGGCGATATAGTCAAGGCTCTTGAAAGTTTGGGATGGGTTGTTGAATTTCCCGACGAAGTAAGAACTCAAAATGTCAGTAAGTGGAGGTAATATGTTCGCATTAGTTGAAACTTTGTTACAACAGCAGTTGACTTTGGAAAGAACCAATTCCGCCGTCTATCGGTCAATGGCGGATGAACTGGAAAATGAAGGCTGGGGTGGCTCGGCTAAGTTCATGCGTAAGTCTTCAAATGACGAGACTTCCCATGCCGATAAGGTTGCCTCGTTCCTGGTAGACCGCAATATCACTCCAATTTACGATTCAATTCGGAAAATTGATGGAATAGTTGGAGAATTACCCGATTATTTCAAGAATGCCTATGCTGCCGAACAAAAGACTACCGAAGCCATTGAAGCACTTTATAATCAAGCGCAAGCAGAAAATGAATATCTGGTAATTCAGTTCCTTATGTTCTTTTTGGAAGAGCAAAGACTTTCCGAGCGCGAGGTTTGGGATATTATCCAAATGCTTGAGGCTTCGGACGAGTGGCGGCTGATTGACGAAAAGTTAGGGGAGTAATGGCCGATAAGCGCAGAGCAGTAACAAAAAGTATTGCCTATCCCCAGGAGATGCACGATCAGGCATTTGCTTTATGGTATAAACTGGGTAAGCCTGAATATAAACAGATAGCCGATATTATGAAAGAAGAATTGCCGGAGGGCGTCCGCTCTCCCAGTCTTCGCACTATCCAGGAATGGCACTCGACTGACGATTGGGCGGGACATGCCGATGCTCTAGATGGTCAGGTTGAACAGGCTGGCGATATTGAAATAATAAAACAGCGGCAGGGAATTATTCAGAAGATGGCTAAAGTGGGGGAAGAGTTGGTAGATATGGGGATGTCTTATCTGCACGAACACAATATTGATAACTCGGCAGACGCTATTAGAGCTATAGGCAAGGGTGCTGAGTTACAGGATAAGTTGCTCGGTTGGGCAGCTTACTTCGCAGAGTTAAGTACGGCATCTAATGATGAATTGGAAAAGAAACTGAAGAAATTCATGGGCGAAGAACCCATAGAGGCTACAGCAGTCGATGCAACAAACCAAGACGATACGGAAAGACCTGAGTGATAAGGATAAGAAAGAACTACTTGCCCTTCTAACCGAGATGAAGGCAAGGGGGCTGGATATACCTAAAGTAGATAAATCCAATATTGCCTGGTCTGACAAATGGAATATAGACGAGAACGGCTTCTTTCGCAGGAACGGGGCTGGTAAAGCCTATGATCCAGCCGGAGAACAACTAGCCTTTATTAATTCTGAGGCGGTCTTTGTCGCATTACAGGGTGGTCGTGGTTCTGGTAAGACGGCAGCGGGGGCGCAGAAGGCACTAAGGAAGATACGCGAAGGCAGAACAGGGATAGTCGTAAATCCAGACTTGGAGAACTTCAAAACATCTACATGGCCGGAACTCCGTAGTTGGATTCCGTGGGAAATGGTCATTCCCAAGCATAGAGTTCGTAGGTCGGAGTCTTGGGATGTAACCCGCCCGTTTTCCATTGTGTTTCAAAATGGCGCAGTTTTATATTGCCGTGGACTTAGGGACCCGGAATCCGGGCGTGGGCATAATGTAAACTGGCTCTGGTACGATGAATCTCGTAGAGATAAGACCGGAATTGCTTGGAAGAATGCTATCGCTGGTGTCCGTATTGGCTCTATGACACAGAGATTCACTACAACGACTCCAGCAGACACTCTTTCGTGGATTGCCGCATTATTTGACAGGAAAGAGATACCGGATGAGGTTTATAAGCTATTGAAAGATGTTCCAGATATGATAGGACGGGAGTTGGTAGAGTCCTTCCATGTCAGTCTGGAAGAGAATCAGAAGAACCTTGACCCAATATTTTATGCTACGCTAATATCTTCTTTCCCGTCTGGTTATTTGAGAAAACGAGAAGTAGAAGGCTATGCCGCCAACGAAGAAGGGGCCTTAGGAGACAGAATTTGGTTCACCCGTAATCCCGCTACTGGCGTATCTCATGTACTTGATAAGCCTATGGAGTGGAGAGGTAGGTATAGGTATTGGGACTTGGCGGCTTCCGAGAAGAAAGTAGGAACTGACCCCGATGAAACCGTAGGCTCTTTAGTATCGTATGATGACAAGAAAGAGCATTTCTGTATCGAAAATCAGGTATATGGCAAGTGGGAGTGGGAAAAGATAAAAGAGAACTTTAGAAACACAGCTATTCAAGACGGTACTCAAATTCCTATCTATGTTGAGCAGGAACCTGGTTCTGGTGGCAAAAACCAAGTTGCCGAACTCGGCTTATTGGTCAAGCCTTTAGGATTTACCGTAAGACCACATGACCCCAAGAAGGATGGGGATAGAGTAATGGCGGCGAATACATGGTTCGCAGAAGCCGCTCAGGGGCTTTGGTATATTGTCAGAGGCCCGTGGAATGATGGCTTCTTTAGTGAATTGGATATGTTCCCTCAAAAGAACGCCCATGATGACCGCATAACGTCAGTAACCGGAGCGCGCTTGTCTATCGCCCCCATACGGAAATGGAGCAAGATGACTTTTATCCACATCGGGCAGAAGATTGAGCCAGAAAAGAAACAGATGGGGATTGGAAGTTTGAGGAAATCTACTAGTTGAGTAGTAAATCGAAATCCCCCCGTGGCCCTACGGGGGGATTAAGTTGTGGCGGCATACCGCCAGAAAGGAGGAGAAACGAGCATGAACGAATCGATTATACTACAAATCTAGCTTGTCAACGCGTTCCAATAATTTTCTAATCTTTTTGTATTCGGTAGTGGAGACAAGCATCTTATTATCGTCTTTATCACTGGCAAATAAGTGAACGCCTATCTCGGAGACAATAGACCAGACCAGCATACCTCCAAGAGCGAAGTAGGTGTCTAAAGACCGGAAATCGAGCGAATGGAAGATCAACAGCCATATTGTTATATCAACAACGCCGGATATTGATCTCCAAATCAGTTTCTTGGGGGCAACCACCGGGCGGCCTCCCGAAATTAGTATTCATGCTATAATTTTATCATAAACTCATACTTGTACGCAATCTCCCTAAAAGCATATAATTACTAAAATGGCTACTAAACAGAAAACCAAAACAAAGGCTATACAACTCCAACCTACAGATATGCTAGTTCAGACGGTTCTTCCGGGACAAAGATCGAGTCCCGGCGGCCCGTTACTTAACTTCCTATTCAGAAGCGTACCGTCTTGGATGGCTCCGAATTGGCAATCCGCGGCCATTTGGCGTGGCTTTGTTGCTTCTGTTCCGGTTGCCACAGTTTGTAGAAATACCGCCATAAATCAATTGACAGCCCTGGATTGGAAAATTGTAGCCAGAGATTCCAATAAAACCGATGAGTTGAAAGCTAAAATAAAATACAATACTCGTCTATTGGATAACGAGGGGCTTTATGATGGGCTTGATTTTACTGGTCGCTTGGAATGGCTTGGCAAGGACATCTTAGACCTGCCATTTGGGATGGCGGCAGAGGTTGGCCGTGAGAACGATGATCCCAACGGAAAGATAATATGGCTTCGTTGTTTGGATGGTGGAACGCTATTACCTTCCTTGAACGCAGACTTTCCGGTAATTCAGCGCGTTCCCAATATGCCGATTGAGCCAATCGCATTTCCTTCTTATTCCATAGTTCGTCAATATATGAGTCCTCGTCCCGATATTTGGTTCGAGGGATGGGGAATGGCTCCTCCTGAACAGATTTACCTAGCTTTGGAATTGATGAAGCGCGGCGATAAGTATTATGCTGAACTTCTTACTAATACCCCTCAGGTTGGTATTTTAGACTTAGGAGATACTGAGAAAGATACCGCTTTGGAGTGGATGAAAGAAGCACAGGACTTATTTGCCGGTACCGACCCGATGAAAATTCCTGTTCTTTATGAACACACTACCAAGGCTGAGTGGATTCCGTTCAACATGAATCCAAATGAATTGATGTTTGATCGTGTTACTGCCAGATATGTTGAAATAATTTGTGCTGGATATGGAATGAGTCCTTCTGATATTGGGATGGGCGGTAGCTCTAATGGCGGGGAAACCCTTTCCGGTACAATCAGGTCTGAGAGAAACACTAAAAAGAATATCAATTCTGTTCTCAAAAAGAAGTTCAAGTCCTTCTTTGATAAGATTTTACCCGAAGAACTTGAATTTACGTGGATTGACTTCGATTCTGACCAGAATGTTGCTCAGGGACGCGCTAGATTAGCCAATGCACAGGCCAGTGAAATATTTATTAGAAACCATGAATTTTCGCCCCAAGAATTTCGCGCACAGGCTCTTGTAGACGGCTTAGTTACCGTTTCTGTTCCCGAAACGCTAGACGAAAGTAAAGTAGATTGGCCCGCCTCTGGAAATACCACTTCTCCCGGTCTTTTAGGTGAGAAGGTATCGGCGGAAAATGGCGGACGCGGCGAAGTCAGTTCTGTGCAGGCTTCTCAGGCGATTATTGACCTGAAGAAACAGGTCGATAAAACCGTCAAACAGGCTTATTATCCTATCCACGACTTTATAACCACCATTAAGAACATGAAGCCTGAAGAAGTAGAGGCGTGGAAGAAACACATCGCAGACGCTCTTTGGTGGCGCGATCCAGAAGCCCGTATGATTGAGGACGTTGAAAAGCGTCGCCGGACTATTCAAGGTTCGCTAAAGAATAACGGACTTGGAGAAATACGATTCAACTCGGAAGATACGTCTGGTGTCTTGGACGCTCTCAGGGAAAAAGCCTATCTTGTATATCAGGATGCAGACTTTGTAGACCTTGAAGAACAAATTCGCACTATTGATATTCAAAAATATATGTCACAAGCCTCTACAGAAGCCACAGACATCGCGCAATCTATTATGGCTACCACTATTATGTCAGATATGATAGACGAACTCACTATTGACCCTACGGTTGAAAAAAGTGATAATAAAGTACAGATTGTGAAAAAAGTCTCGCAAAAGTTCATGGAGGCTTATCCACAACTAATGACCGCAGCCGAAACAGCCGGTCAACAAATCTTAGAGAAGATACTTGATAAGGAGATTGAAAATGTCAAAGATTCATAACATGGTTCGTACTCTTGGCGCTCCCGGTTCTGATCCAGAAGTAGTATTGCCGGAAGGTTGGGAAGTTGGACACGTAGTTTATCTAGGCCCAACCAATGACCAGGAGAGGGCGGCAGGGTTCTTCAAGGTCTTGTACGTGCTTGTTCCAGAAAAGCCCAAGCCCGGACGCCCGCCTAAGAATGAGTGATGTACAACTCGTCTTACTGATGCTGATTGGAAAAGTCTGCATCTACACAATCCAGAAGTTTCCGCTGGTTCAGAAGATAAAGATTGACTTTCTGAACCAGCTTTTTAATTGTAACTTCTGTTTGGGAGTTTGGGTTTACTTCATTCTAGCCGCACTTTTCCATGTTGCTTTATTTCGCTCGGTTTTCTACTTTCCAGTAGTGAGCGAATTAGCGACTGGAGCGATAGTAAGTCTGGTAGTGCATCTGTTTAGCATCGGCTGGAATGAGTTTTTTGGAACATTAGTAATCGGAGATAGATAATGCCTTTTAGTACAATGCCTCAGGACTCACCTGCCTTCAAGATTTGGGAAAAGGTGCATGACGCATCCAAAAAGGCTGGCGACGATGATGAAACTGCCGCCAAGAAAGCCTGGGGAGCTATCCAGAACGCTGGCTTCAAGAAGGTAGACGGCAAGTGGGTGAAGAAAAGCGCACTTGTCGAGTTCTCCATGGCGATCACTCCCGGCGCTTCTATGCGCTGGAAGATGACAGCCAGTGATACTAAGAAGGATTTATACGATGAGAGGATGACTTTACCTCTCTATAAGTCCTTCATTGAGAACATTAACAGCAAAAAACCCGTTCCTGAAGCCTTCAAAGGACTGGTTGAGTCAGATTATTGGAAGGGCGGAATGCCCTATGTCTCCATTTCTCACTATCCAGACCTCAACGGAGAGGCCGTTCCCGGTATTCCAGAGGCAGTTTATACCGACGGAGATACTCTAAAAGCTAAAGGCAAGTTCTTCAACACAAAATTGGGTCAAAACTGCTATAAATCTATAGCCGATGACCTAAGCACACCTGAAAATAAGAAAATTAGAGTTTCTATCGCATTTTTAGACCTCGCCCATCAACACGGAGACGGGCCCGTGTTCAAAAGACAGTCATTAGCCGATACTTGCCCTCGATGTGAGGAAGGAATCGGAGACAAAAAGTATTTGGATGGATATTTGGTTCATTTTGCCCTAACAAGAGTGCCGGTCAATCAACGGGCAACAGTGGAGGTAGATAAATCTATGGCTAAAATTACTAGAAAGCAGGATGCCGCCTCGATCATCGACCCGGAATTGGCCGAAGAGTTGGAGAAAAAGGCTATGTTGGTTGGGAAAGCGGACGTTCTGGTTGAGTTTTCCGATACCGAGGAAGATGTACTAGACGTATCGGAATCTCCTGAACAGCCTGAAAACTTCATCGAGGCTGCCGAAATTCAGGATTATCCCGAAGGACCGGTTGAAGAGAAGGCCGACCTTGAGAAAGGACGCGCTGCACAGAAAGCAAGAGCGGCCAAGTATGGTATTGCCATTCTCGCGCAAGGGCATGTTACAAAACCCGGTAAGTGGTCAAGCGTCCCGGATAGTAAATGGGGCGACCCCGTGAATTATCGTTATCCGATGCCAGATAAAGCCCATGCCGCTAACGCAGCCTCGCGTTTTGGACAGGAGAAAGGTTCTTATCGTGGCAAGGGCGTGGTCGGAAAACGTATTGAGCGCGGAGAGAAATCCGCAGGCGTAGAAGCCAAACAGAAAGAAGGTAAAGAAGTGGAAAACAAATCAACCGTATTGGATATTGCTCCGCAGGTTCGCGATGACGACCCCTCCCATACCCACGATATGCCTCCATTGGAGTTAAATCCTAAGTTATGGCAACGTGGGTCAGCCCAAGAGACTTTGGATGCTATGTTCGCACAATTGAACGGACTTCTGGATACTATCTACAATCGTCCAGAAATGGAAAGCGCCGCCAAGATGGACGCTGCCCACAAAGTTACCGATCAACTCAAGTCTTTCGTCGCAGTCAGGTCACAGGCGCTTGCAGACCCAATAGCGTCATTGGTTAACGCAGTTCTATCGGCTAAATCCATGACCGGCACGGACGAAGAGAAACTAACCTCCATCCAACCTGCCCTCGACGCCCTTGGTGGTGTCATCAAAGCAGAAGTAGCCCCTGTCAAGCCTCTTGACCCCAGCGAAGCGATTGCACAACTATCGCAGAAACTTGACACCGCTCTTCAAAAACTTGACAAGTATGAAACAGATATGGCGGTTATGCGGGCGCAGGTTGCCAATCCAGTTCAGAAGTCCGCAACTGTCGTAAATGTCCCGAAGCCTCGTTCTCTGACGCCATTACAGGTTAAAGACCTTGTTCAGAGGGCGCAGGTTCAGCCTCAGACAAAGAAATCAAGTCTGACTGATTTAGTTGCACGAAGGGCTGGGATAGACCCCGCCCTAGTTAAGTAATTCGCTGGTAAAGCGAGCGTCGGGCGGTAAAGCGCAAGCGTCGTCCGGTCAAGCGAGCGTCGGCACAAACCTATTCTATTAAGGAGATTTTGCCATGCCTGACATTGGCTTAGATGTTACCAACGGCCAACCCGCCCCGGTTGCCGAAGCACTTGTACAGCGCGCTACCGATCCTATTGGAGTTAACGTAGTTACTCCTACCGATTTCGCCGCGCAATTCCCCACCCCGCTCGACCATACCGAAATTCTCGACCTGTGTGAGGATATTAGTCTTTTCCAGAACATCCCGGAAATCCGCACTTCCCTGAAGGAAGAGCATTGGCGTGAAATGACCTCACTTGCCTTCGTAAGTGGCTCAAACTATATCGCCTTTGCGGATGGAACTTGCCCGGAAGAGTACGCCCATGATGGTTCTAACTCCACCGTAGTTCTAAAGAACATCGGCGCGAAAAAGAGCTTGACCATCTCCGATATTCTGCACTCCATGGCCTCCATTGCGGCTGGCTGGGGTATCAACGCCCTGATGGGCGGATACGCAGCCGGTGAAGGACTTCCCGGTGCTTCTGATGCCACTACTTTCACCCGCGCTGAAATCGCTTCCCTGAAAGTCAAAGAGATTCGCCTAAGCATGGCTTTAGTTATGAATGCTTGGGACCGTCTCCTGGCTGAAGGAAACGCTACTTCGCGTGTCTTGGAGTTCGACGGTATCGAAGCCCTCGTAGTCCCCGCCAATGGCGCACATACCAATACAGGTACTTCCGTATCCGGTATGACCGTTTCAGGTTCCTTCTCCGCTATCGGCTTTGATCGCTTCTGTGCAGAAACTTGCGCCAAGCCCACCCATGTATTCGGCCATCCTCAGGCTATTCAAGAGATGCTGGCCGCCTACTTCCAGTTGGGCTTCCAGGGTTCACAGGTCGTCTTCCAGAACGACGGCAATCGACTGATTCCGGGCTTCAACTTCGCCGGATTCGTCAATACGTCCATCGGACGCCTGACCGTTGTTTCGGATGTGAACTTCGCCCGCACAGATATGGGCAACGGCTCATTTGCCTCCACTCTATACGCTCTACGGATGCAGCACAATGGTGTCCCGCTGGTGTATCGAGCGACGCAGATTCCATTGAGCCTGATTGACCTCGTGCCCCTGTGCACAGCGATACAGTTTGAAGTATGGACCAAGACGGCCTTAATTATCAAGCAGTATTGCGCCCAGTCTGCTTATCGTAGTGTCTTCTCGGGCAGGTCGTATGCGGGTTGTACTGAACTCGGATAGTTTTTGTCCGAATTAGAAATATGAGAGATTGATTAGAAAATGGCGTGCAGGTCTTGTATCTGCACGCCATGAATGACATACTGGGGGTATGCCAGAAAAGAAGATATTTACCCAAGAAATGATAGATGACTTATACAAAATTGGAGACCGTGAATTTTGTAATAAATGGAATATTACCAGTCCGACTATTATAAAATTTCGTCCGTGGCTTTGGGGAATATTGGTACTCACGATTGTTCAAATATTATCTTAGTAACTTCCCCCTATCCATCCAATTCTCCTGCCCTTTATAATTAGAGCAGGAGATTAATGATATGGATGCAGAAACCAGAAATTTTTACTTAGCGGCTTGTTATATGGCATTGGGGGCAAAGTACGAAAAGATGACTTGTGATGATTCTAATAGTCCGGGGAGAAAGACGTTTCACTTCTCTGGAGAAATAGACTTCCTCCAGACGAAGAAAGACTTTGCCAACGGCACTTTAATGATTAACGCCTCACGATATTCGGATTGTCTCAGAAATCTAAAGTCGATATTACATGGAAGCGAATAAAGTCGCGTTAGTTTACTATCAGCCTATTCAAAAACTGATAGAAAATGTTAATGGACATGCCTATTACGTCGATCCAAAGTGGAACGTTCCGTTAGTATGGGTGGAGTCGGAAGATGTAAATATTATGTTATCTCTAAAAGGGGGGTGTTGTGGAGGGCATAGACAACTATTCCATATAGCAAATGATGTAGAGATAAAAGTATTCGAGACAGGTCATTATTAGACCCGTTTTGATGATATAATAGGGCGGAAAGGATAAATATGATAAGCATAATCATCCCCCATTTCAACAAAGCCGAACTTACTAATCAACTCGTAGATTCGCTACAGAAATATTGTGGCAAATTAGAGATTTTTGTTATTGACGATGGGTCGGAAATCCCCTATAAACGAGAAGGGATTCGAATTGGGCGAGTTGATGACAATATTGGCTTTTTGTATGCCTCCAGACTTGGGCTTCAACTTGCCTCGGGCGACATCAAAATTCTTATGAACAACGACGTTGTAGTAACCGGAGACTTTATTCCTTTGGTAGAAAAGCAGATAAAACGCTCTCCGCTATCTTTGGTGGGGAATACGCTTATTAATTTTGACTCTGGCTGGAATACATTCAACGGCAAGGTCTTTTCCTATCTTGAAGGTTATTTCCTTGCAGCCTCCAAACAAATTTGGAATGATATAAGTTTTGACACCCGATTTGCTCCCAACGACTATGAAGATGTTGATTTATCAACACAGGCATACAGATTGGGTTATCCCGTAGTACCCTTGAATACGCCATTTATAAGGCATTTAGGAGCGGGGACAATTGGATATAATCCACAACGGGAGAAATTAACTCGTATAAACCAGAAGAAATTCGAGGAAAAATGGACGAAAAAAGAATAGAGATTCCTGCCGAGGTTGGGATTGAATTAGCAAAACAATTCGGATTTGATTCATTTACAAGAACGTGTAGAGTTGTTTTTGAACAAGAAATTCACAAACACTATACTGGACGTGGACGCGAAGCAAGTAGAATGCTTGCCGGAATAACAAATTTCAGTCGGTTTTATTTTGTTATTGAAGGCGACAAATGAATAAAATAAAGATTTGTTTCGCCTATCTAGCCTATCCAATGGCAATGGCATTATGGTTCAGGCGCGCTCTGGAACGACGTTCAGATGTTGAATTATGGACTATTGGCCCATTTACCGGACAATGGATACCATGGGCCGGAGGTCTTACCATAAGTCAAAAATACCCCAACTCGGTAGATTTCGCTCTTCCTCCGCAATTTACTACTCCTCCGTGGTCAATCGTAAAAGCGCAACTTCCGTGGAAACCAGACCTTGTATTACAGGTGGATGCCGGGTTCCATTTTGCAGACAAACCGGATTGTTTGACTGTTACAGTTGCCACAGACCCGCACGTATTGGATTACTCGCTTCCTCGGTCCTACTCAGACAGGTTTTTCAACTTACAGCGTTTCTATTCACGGCCTGGTGATATTGTAATGGGCTATGCATTCGACCCGACTGTTTGCTATCCAGACCCTCTTACAACAATAGATACAGATGCTTGTCTTATTGGACTTCATTATGAAAACAGAAATGAATTGATAAGACAATTAAGAGCTAGAGGACATTCGGTTATCTATGAACTCGGTCCAATCTTCGATGAGTATAGGCAGTTGAATTGTCGAGCAGCAATAGGATTAAATTGGTCAAGTCTTAACGATGTTTGTGCCAGAGTATTTGAAATAATGGGCATGGAGCGAGTGCCTATTATAAACAGGGTTCCCGACCTCGAGGCTCTTGGTTTCAAAGAGAACGTTCACTATTATGGTTTTTCTACGATGGATGAAGCGATACAGAAAGTAGAAATAGCCCTGAATAATCCCAAAGAGGCAGTAGAGATAGCACAGAACGCCAGAGAAAAAGTCGCCAAATATGACACTTGGGATATTCGGGTAGAACAAATACTAAAGGAGTGTGGGATAATATGAGCAAACTATCAGAACTTATAGATAAGATGGATGGCATAAGAAAAGATGTTGATGACTGTATTATGCCAGTTGATTATCCATTAACTTCGGAGCAAGAGAAACAATTGGTGACCGGGAAGGATTGCGTTCATATTATTCTCGGTGCATTTCCCCTAACTTTTTCTGGGTTATATACTCTTTTGAATGTGTGCAAAACAATTGAGGAAAGGGGCGGAATTCGAGGGGATGATTACATTATATGTATACATGATATTGATGGAGAGAAAAGGTTGGTAGTAGATACTATAAATTCATATTTTTGTGACGAGGGTTTAGTAAAATGAAAGTCTCTGTCATTATGTCCTTCACGGACAGAACAAGAAACCTGAAGAATACTTTGGCTTCATGGTCTAAAGTCACTTATCCAGATTGTGAGTTTATATTGGTGGACAATGGCGGAAAAAACATCAATGAAACCATTGGGCCTGTCATGGATTTCCAGAGAAGCACAAATCTTCCGGTAACTTTCTCGCGCAACGAAAACTATGTCCATGTCAACAGGGTATGGAATAGAGCGGCGAAAGAGATTTCAGATGGGGAGTATGTCGTTTTTGCCATGGCAGATGAAATAGTTACTCCAGACATTCTTGACAAGATGGTCGCATACAGAGATAAACGCTGTTCGGTAAATACTTATTTTCTAAGCCAGGACATGAGTAATAATTTACCCGAAGGATGGCTGGATAATCCTAAATTGATTGAATCCCTTCCCGGCTTTGGAGAATACGAGAACAAGGGGACTATAAACATGAATCAAAAAGATGCCAGCCTCTTGTCTCATGTAATTGGCTGGACAAGAGAGAGATGGGAGTGGTTCGGCTGGTTCAGGGACAACGATAAGGGTCATTTATGGCTGGATCAGGATATAGTCATTAGAAGTAGGGTTTTGGGGATAAAATCTGAGACCGTAGAGGGAATTTCGTGCTATCATCAGTTTCATTTGTCAACGATAGACCCAGCATGGATAGCCCCCGGTTATCATCCTATAAACGAAAGACAGGCAAGACTCCTAGAGGAGTCAGAAAGAGACATATCGTGAGCGTAGATTATCTAAAAAATTTACATCCCGTAAAAGTTCTAAAGTTTACAGGTGATAGAAAATCGGGAATGACGGATACGGGGAAATTGGTCTATCGCCAGAATGCACTTTATATGGGAAAAGAGTACGGGATTGTGCATTGTGCTGAATATTCAAGCCATTTTATCTACCATGACCCGGATTTCAATCCTCAAACTGGACAGTGGCCGAAGGGAGAGAAATTTGTTGGTAGATTTACTCCGCTTTGTTCCTGTGGGAGTTTTGCAGTAATTACAGGGGCAACTCCATATAGTACAGATAGAATTGCAACCAACAAAGAGGAAAGCACCACCGCCGGACAAATGCTTGTTTGTTGGCACGATGCTACTTATGGTTCTCACGCAGACGGTTCGCACGATTAAAGGAGAATAAAAATGATTGTCTTCGTCGCCAAAATATTATTTTTTTGTTTTTTGTTGGTTCTTCCGATTCTCTATATTAAAATAAGAGATGAAATTAAATTCCGCATTGGTGAACATAAGTGGAAAAAACAATCTTTTATTTGGAATGGGTGGGAAATAAATAAAGATTTTTATGAGGTTATTGACGGAAAATTGGTACAAAAGAAACAATGAACAATAAAGATGAATTTGAGTGTTTGATTGCCAAACAAAGCAGAAGGATGTACGGTGTTATATGTGCAAGACCGGATTACACGGCTCTTTTATCGGCTATGTCGGAAAAGAACAAGAGGCGGTTGAAACCCGGACAAGAGGTTATCGTTTCTGTGATTGGGAATACGCTCCCCTATATCTTACAACTTGGGTTAGTGCCGGTTTTCGTGGATGTGGATTTACCGACCTACAACGCCAATCCCTGTCTGGTGGAAGAGGCAGTAAACAAGAACACGGGGGTGATTTTGCTCCAACATACGCTGGGTAATCCCATCGCTATTCAATACATCTCAGATAGAGTTTTGGAGGGTAGTTACATTGTGGGGATTTTTGATTGTGGGGCAGCCATTGGAGGTACGTGTACGGGGACTTACGAGGGGCAGCCGATAGGTAATTTTGGGGATTTGTCCATCTTTTCTTTTAGAAACAACGCAATCATTTTAACAGACAGTCCTTGTCAATCCGAGATAATTAGAAGCCTTTGTCGGTGTGAGTATGTGCCTGAATCTATTCCTAATAATATAAAAGTCCATCGAGAGAATTGGGAATACTATCACAAAACCTTTAAGGAAGAACTAAGTAACTATTTTTATCTCCCGGAGCCTCACCACATGGCAAGTCCAAACTGGCAGGGATTCAATGTCATTTATCATGGGGAGAGAGAATTGCTGTTACAATACTTAAAGAAAAAGGGTGTTCCAACCCATCAATTACCCATTCAGGACTATGGAGGGTATAAATTAGTCGGAACGCCAAAGAATGTTAGTATCGTAAAAAACAAGTCTTTCTGGATTGATATAGGGAAAACGATAACACCAGAATTGAGAGAATACACAGTGGATACGATAAAGAAGGGATGCAAACAATGAAGATTGACATACTTACCTCGGATGGCTCTCCGCTTGGTTGTACGATGGCAACCCTTACGGGAGACGATCCGCACCAAATTGGCGTGGGCGGAGCCGAAAGTGCTCTTCTTACCATGTGTGAATTATGGGAAAGAGCGGGGCACGAAGTAAATCTATATAACAATCCCAGGGGCTTTGACAAATCCCCCTTTCATCAATCCAACATAGGCGACTTTGATGGGAGCCAAAATAGAGACGCTCTTATTGTTTTTCGCAGCCCCAACTACAAAGTTGATGGTGCCAAAGGACTGAAAATTTGGTGGAGTTGTGACCAGTATACTATTGGTTCGTTCAAGGATTTTGCCCCCCATGTCGATAAAATTGTGACAATTTCACAATTTCACGCTGATTACTTCAAAAAAGAATACGGGATTGAGAACACAACCGTCATAGATTTGCCGGTAAGAACGTGGGAGTATGAACAGGATATTGTCAAGATTCCCCATCGTTGTATCTTCACTTCTGTTCCGGGAAGAGGGTTGGGTGAGTTGTTGACTATGTGGAGGAGGATAGTTAACGCGGTTCCAGATGCAAGCCTTGTAATTACCTCAGATTACAGACTGTGGGGCATTGGTGCGCCGATGAACAATGAATTTTGTGCCAAAATCCCCGGACTTAAAAATGTTACCATGAGGGGGGCGATACGAAGGGCAGAATTGGTACAAGAACAATTGAAGGCAGAAGTATTGCCATATCCATGCAACTATGACGAACTTTTTTGTTATACCGTGGCAGAGGCGGAATGCGCGGGAGTTCTCCCTGTTACTCCTAAAATAGGTGCGCTTGATACAACAAATTTCGGATGGTTTTCTGGAAAAGATGAATTTGCAGATATAGTTATTAAAGCATTAAATACTTCTCCAGAAAATGTATCTGTTTCAAGAGATGTGTTTACAAAACTGTCGTTATCTCGTTTCGGCCCCGAAAGGATACTAAAAGAATGGGACAAAGTTTTCGCATCGTAATGATTTCAGACATGGACGCAACCGGCTCTGGTTACGCATCCATCACCACCGCCCTTGGAAGCAGGTTGGCAGACTTGGGGCATGAGGTCAAGATTATTGGACTTTCCTATAATGGATCAGAGCATCCTTACAAGTTTTCCCTCTATCCTTGTCTGGCAATGAACGATGCTTTTGCCATGCTTCAGAACATGAAAATCCTATTCAATCCAGACGTTGTGATAGGGCTTGCCGACATTCCAAATCAAGACCCTGTAATCAACACGGCAAAAAGGCTATCTATTCCCTATATTTGTATCACGCCTATGGAAAATGGGCCTCTTTGTGCAACTTGGGCAACCTATCTGTCTCAAGCGGATAAATGCTATGTCATGTCCGAGTTTGCGGTCAAAGAATGTGAAAAGATGGGAATAAAGGCTGAACATCTTACCATTGGAGTAGACACAGAGGCGTGGAAGCCCCCCACTCCAGAAGAAAGACTGAAATTACGCGAGAGTTACGGGATAAAGGATGAATTTGTCATTCTGACCGTAGCGGACAATCAGGAACGCAAGAATCTATGGGGGGCGTTGGCCTCTCTGGAGATATTCAAACAGCATTATGACAAACCTTTCAAATACTGGCTTGTTACTAGAGAAAATCAATTTGTCGGATATAGATTAAGAGACTTAGCCTCGCAGCACAATGTGCTGAAGGAACTGACCATATTCGAGCGGGGAATGCCATTCAAGATGCTCTGGGGGTTGTTTGCGGCGGCAGATGTATTTTTATTGACCAGTAAGGCCGAAGGACTAGGTATGCCCGTTCTGGAGGCTATGTCGGTAGGAATTCCGGTGATTGCTACAAAAACTGGAGCATTATTGGAGCACCTGAAAGAACATAGAGGTTTTTTGGTTCATCCAGAATATACCTTTATTGATACGTGGGGGAATTCTCGCAGGGACATGGTGGATAGAGTTAAATGTGCTTCTGCCTTATCAGACATAGCAGAGGGGAAACTCCCTCGCGCAGAAGAGGCCCGAAAGTACGTATTGAATCGGACTTGGGATAAGTCGGTAAAACAATTACTCAAAGGAATAAAAGATGTCGCGCACAAACAGCCAAGCACCCCAAAACCTAGTTGATGTCTGTCTCTTGACCTGTGGAATGGTCAAGATGGAGATATTCGAGAAGTGTGTTAATGCCATTAAAGAGGAGATAAAGACCGTCCCATCTCGGTTAATTGTCTTTCAGAATGGCCCAGTTCCTCCACAAAGTATTGTAGAACAGGAGAGAATCCTGACAGATTTGCCCCCGATGACCCGTAGAACCTCCTCTCCGCAGAGGCTTGGTTTTCCGATGGGAGCAAATCGCGTTATTCGTTCTGGACACGCACCCTTAGCTTTTTTCCTCCACGATGATGTGATTTTGAAGCCGGGTTGTCTTAGTACGCTTATAAAGCGGATGAATGACCAGACCATCGGGATATGTGGCATAAAAACGCTATTCCCGTTAGACTCAAACGAATCCGGTCCCGCTGGTACTGTACAACACGTCGGGCATGGGATAACTATACGTGGGGCAATAACCCATCCATTCTTGGGTTGGTCAGCGGATAATCCCAAGTGCCGTGTTTCCAGAGAGGTTGCATCTATTTGTGGCGGGTTTTTTATAGTCAGGCGCAAGGTCTTTGAGCAAGCCGGTGGGTTCTTTGAAGGCTATGGAACTGGTTACTTTGAGGATGTAGACCTTTGCATGACCATTGCAAAGAATGGGCATAAAGTTTTCATTGATACTGACGCACAGGCATATCACTATGTAGGCAGTTCAATGCGTCAAGTAGAACGTCCCCCATTACAGTATAACGAGATGCTCCTGCACGTAAGGCATCCAAATGACTTTAGATGGTCAGAATTTGAAATATTTTAACTACCAAAAAAATCCCTCGGCGTGAAGAGGTTCTTCTTTATGGGGAGTATGTTTAATAATATCTTTTTCCCACGGTTTTGCCAAGTATTCGGGATGACATGTCTTTGACAGAGGATTCCATGGCGGCAATCCCTCTAAAGGATTGTCGCTTGTTCCTCGAATAAGCATGAACTTGACATCTGTATATGCCACGTTTATTTTCATCTTGTCGAAGAAGTGCTTTGTCATTGATTCCCCGCACCATTGTCCTGTTTCTCGGTAACATTCATCTGACCAACTATAAGAATTAAGCGTAGTAGCTCCGGTAACTGAATCGCACCACCAGATGTGCATACAATAGCCCATTCCCCAATGGATACCATTTACCGCTTCTTTTCCAAAAGCATCTACTTTCGGGATATAAATCGTGTTCTTTTTAGGTTTGGTAATAGGCTGAATGGATAAAAACTTGGCGTCGAATCTTGTACCAATAACAACATTGTATTCCCCGTGTTTGGTTTCATATTCTCGCATCATCTCCCTACAGCGCCACATTTTGAAAAGAAGCATTAGATCGCCCTTGGGATGGATGGGGTAGTCTTTATACGGGCCGGGATTTGGTACTTCATCCCCGTACCAATTTATCCTATCGCCGATCTTTGCCATTTGTTCTTCGGGAGAATATATTTCCATCCTGGTAGGTTTATAGGTTTCCTGCATGTCTGGCCCGGAATCGTCTGTACAAAGAAAAATGTCCGGTTTGTACGGTTCTATTAAATGGCGATAGACGGATGGGGCGCAGAACGAATAGGTTCTCGGTTGGCCGTAAAGACAAAGAGCGACTTTCATATCACGATAACTTTATTAGATAGTCCGGCTTTGGCGATACTATCAATTACTAATTGCTTTTGCATCTGGGCAATTACCACAATTGGGGCATCTGATTCACAATGGTCGTAAACTGGAATACCTTTAATGGTCTGATTTTTGAAAGTGGGGTCAATATCTACGTAGTGAATAACATCCAGAGGCACTTGCTCTAAAAGCAAAAGGCAAATATCCCCAACCCCCCACACCACTACGGGTCCGGAAACTCCTTTCATCTTCTTTATCTTGGCTTCAATATTGGACTCGCACCACTCTTTAGCGCGGTAGTAAGTTCCCACCTCGTTCGGTTTTTCGTACAGGATACGAAAAGCAGGATAATTGTGGCTCAGGACAACGTAATTATGAATAGTTGTAGGATAAAAATCGTATTGTTTTAACAAGGCATTGATAGTACGAGTAGTAAAGTGATTAACATGCTTTTGGGAATAATCCATGATGGGCAAGGTGTTAATCCTGACCATTTGAGCAGAATCGGGTATGTCTATCACAAATTTAGCCCCGGCATTGAGATGGGAGGTCAGTTTATCCATCACCGGTTTCAAATCATAGACATGCTCCAGGACATGGGAGGCGATAAGCAAGTCTATTCCTTCGGGCAATTCATCGCCCACGTTCACAGTAGTTACGTCTTTATATCCAAATTTCCGTAATTGTCTTTCGACATATCCCTCCGTCCCTCCGAAATCTACAATACGAGCATCTTTTCTTTCCTCGGCATCCATGACAAAATCAATCAGGTCGTCAAGTCTATGATGGGTTTCCTCTCCAGAGAGAGTAAGTTCCGAATCGTATCGGAATTGATAATACGCATCGTAGTCTTTTTGCGTTTTGTCGCTGGAATAATAAATCATTTGACAATCATCGCATAAACATATTGTATTTTTTGTCGGCAATTCCCATCCATCGGGAACAACAAATTCCATTGTCCAACCCTCTACTCGATTCATACTGCCACAAACAGGACATGCGCGCATTTTTTATACTCCTTCTGTGAAATTTAGGCTTGCATATTTTCCGTGTAATTTTTTTGCCATTTCGTCATAGGCGCTGGCTGCATCTTCCCTTCCTTCGGGAGAATCCATTATAAAACGGTGCATAAGTATTTCTCTGCGATATTGTTTTTTTGTTTCAGATCTTTTCTCAGACCTTTTAGCGTATCCTCCAGAATCCATGCACCATTTCCACTGGTTCAGCCATTTGTAATCTTCATCGTCAACTATTGCAACCTTTCCTTGTGTTAATGGTATTTCCTTCATCCTTTTACCATCCTTTTTATTGCTTCTTTTAGAGGAACAATTTCTTTGCATCCCAACGCTAACATAGGCTCTATGTTTCTTGGAACATAATAAATAGGAGTCGGCATTTCTTCATGTTCTACATATTCTATTTTGGCGGGGACAATGGACGCAACCATTTCGGCAACCTCCCCCATAGAATACGGAGTCATTGAACCGACATTGTAGGCACCCTCACCGTCTAATAATATTCTCCAAAACGCCTTACCAACTTCTTCCCCGTATAAATAAGAACGCACCGTTAATCCATTTCCCCACACTTGTAGTTTTTCACCCTTTAAGGCATTTTCAACAAACGCTGAAAGAGCTTTATTTTTTTGAAAAGGCAATCCAGATGTGGCAAATAGACGGGCGGTTACACAATCTACTCCACTATCAAGACATTCCTTTTCCCAGGTGCGCTTATCGTCGGCGTATTTGCCTTGTCCTTCATAGATAGCACCAGAAGAGGCAAAGAGGACGCGGGTTTTATGCTCTTGGGCATAATCCAATATCCGTTTGGGAGATATTGGAGCAAGATGAACGATATAGTCCCACTTTGCCGTCTCCCAATCTGTCTTGTATGCGTCATGGTCTTGCATAACAAAAAAGACATTTTCGGGCTTGGTTTTATCCATCCATGTCCCACAAAACCCCGTCCCTCCGGTACATAACACATTCATTTTATCCACCTCAAATCTTTATCTATCTTCCCATCTTCCATCAATGATTTTAGTTTGGCAAGTCTTACATAGCCAGAGAAATCGTGCAGATCGAGAGTATCGAACATATTTTTCAGTTCCACTACTCCATCATACGGACTCCATTTTGGGGTAAACCCAAGTTCTCTCTTTGCTTTACTAAAATCAACTTGATAACTCCGTGGGTCAATGTCTTTGTTCTCTGAATTAGTTACGATACAACTCGGAAACAATTCTGCAACCGCTGATGCAACGGCTTTTACTTGATAATTCCTCGTTCCAATGTTGAATATCTGGTTATGGACTTTTTCTTTAGGTGCTTCCAGGGCAAGCAAGAAGGCTTTACAAATATCCTGCACGTGAACCAGCGGCCTCCACTGTGTCCCATCTCCAACAATGTTTATGTAATTTTGAGAATAAGCAGCGCATGTCATGGTATTAAGAACCAAGTCTGAGCGAAAGTTTGGCGACCAACCGAAGGCAGTAGCGTTACGAAGAATGACTGGGCTAAAATCATCATTGGCTAGTTTCATCAAATCTTCTTCAGCCTTAGCCTTTGAGATTGCATAAGCAGACAATGGATCAATAGGCGATTGCTCATCAGCAAATCCATCTGATATTCCATAAACGCTACAAGAAGAAGAGAACAAAAATCGTTTTATTCCAGAATCTCTTGCAAACCACGCGAGATTGCCAGCAGCCCAACGATTGATATTGTAAGTGAGTTCTGGATTCATTTCTCCCATTGGGTCATTTGAAAGAGCGGCTAGATGGATTATGGCGTCACCCCCCTCAATTCCTCTTACTTCGCGAACGTCTAAATCTAGCGCACCGTGTTTGTTGTCAGAGAAATAGAACGTGTCCAGTCCGACAACTGTATGTCCAGCCCCCGTCAGCATAGACCTCATAACACTGCCTATATAACCATCGTGTCCGGTCAGTAATACTCTCATTTTGCCTCGTAGGGTGCCATCAAATCCAATCGTCCCTTTCCATCGAAAAGAACTCTTGGCAACGCCAACTCTTCTGACGGTGCATGGACAACAAATAAGTGCGGTCCATGAATGCCAGTAAACAAAGCCATATAAATATAATTGGGGATAAAACTATATATCTCGTCCGAGTTTATTTTGAATGCTGTTGCAATATCTAAGATATTTGGGAACGACCTTCCTTGCCCCTCTCTGCCAAACGCCCTCATCTCAGAACTACGAGTAGAGGCATAACCCCCGTTTTCAATGATGAATATAATAATATTCAAATTCAGACGATGTATTACCTCTAATTCCTGCATACACTGACAGAAAGACCCATCGCCCTCAATAAGAATCACTCTCTTTTGAGAAGCAAGAGATACGCCAATGGCAGACGGTATTCCTCCTCCCATTGAACCCAAACCACAAGATGATAAAATGACTCTCATTCCCTTTGGTTGCTTGAAAAAGGCGGGGAAGATGGTCCCCCCTGCTCCACCGGCAGTATCTAAGACAAGTACATCGTCTGAAGTTAAAGACTTTCCCAATTCCTCGCATAGTTGAACGGTAATAGTGTGTATTTCTGGACCGTATTTAGACTTCCAATCCTGACACCTTTTTGGCCATTCTCCATACGAGATAAATTCATGTTTATTCAATTCCTGAATGAACTTCAAAGAGTCCATGTGAACATATAAATCAAGATTGGGTATTTTTAATGCCTCGTTCAAATCTATGTCCACTAAGACTTTTTTTGCTCTCGGAGCAAGATTTTCATACTTGAAAGCAATCGTGTTGGGGTCTAGCCTAGCCCCAATTGACAATAATAGGTCACAACCCTGTAAAGCGTTATTCGCCGCCCTTGTTGCTACAATTCCGGGCCTACCTATAAATAAAGGATGCTCCCACTCAATCAAGTCAATTGCATTCCACGTCGTAAGGATAGGGATGTCCCATTTCTCAGCGAAAGAGATAATTTCAGAAGACGCCTTTCTTGCCCCCGCTCCTATCAAAATCACGGGACGTGTTGACCCAAGCCATACTTCAAGAAGTTCTGGAATCCCACTCATCTTAACCCCGTCCAAAATTCCATCCATCGTTGCATAAAATTTACAAAAGAATATAATTTATCGGAAATCCACGAAAGCAAATCCGCAAGTTCAACAACGGGAAGTTCAGCAACAATAACTATAACGGCAATTTTGTTTTTCCACGGAGCATTCAAATATTGTGTGAGCAAGGTCATTCAACCATCTCCATTCCCTGCACGTCCAATGGTATTACCATAGCAACTGGCCCTCTACGATCTTCCAAAGCATATCTGACCGCTTGTTCAAATATCCACTTAGCCCCTACTGCATTTTCAGCACATTCCACATATTTTACAATCGGGCGCGCTACTCTGGTCATATCCACATCTTGCGCGCTCCCAACTCTTAGTCCATATTTACGCTTTATGAAAAGTTCTGGTGTGTTTATCTCCCCACAAATACAAAGTATGGGTAAACTATCGTCCCACGCAGAGGCAATTCCGGTTAGAAGATTAGTAGAACCCGGTCCGGCGGTAGTCAAGGTTACGGACAATTTGCCTGTATACTGCGCCTCTCCACAAGCCGCGAATGCAGCCGCCCGCTCATCCAAGCACCATATCATTTGTAATCCAGAATTCCCGAAAGCATCATCTGCTATTTGCACAAATCCCCCTGGGAGGCAATACACCCGACTAACGCCAATCTTTATCAGTTCTTTCGCCAAATAATCCGCCACACGCATTTTATGCTCCATCATCCTTTTTTCGACCTAGCCTATTATACCTTCTTTCTGCTACAATTTATAGTAAGGAAATCAATCCAATGATATATCCGTTTAATTCCCCGCTTTACCTGAATGATACGATTTTTGTGAACTATGGTGGGCTAACGGGCACTTCTACTGCCTTCGCTCGCGCCGCCGCCTATTATATTGCAGAAAAAGAGATGTCCTCCCACTTACATACCTTGTTACAGCCCACAGACGTAAGCGGGTCATATAACTGGAACGCAGGCAATCCATTTGAGATGGATTGGGGTTATATCAACACTATTTACGGCGTGACAATTCAATCCAATCTGAACACAACTTATGTTTACAGTTCCAATGACATGCAGAGAGCCGTGTTTATTCGAGATGCCAAATACGGTATTGTAGACATTCAATCGTGGCCGATGATGTACCAAATCACCTCTACGGCTTATCCGGTAGCCTCTTTACAACCCTACAGCGCGATGGTTACTTACAATGCCGGACTACCCTCTGGGACTTCTATGCAACCTGATATGTTATGGTGTCTTAGCATGGCGGCACAGATGGTCATAAATGATATGAGCGTGGATGGGTCAATGGCAAATGAGGCTCCTGGAGGAATAGGGATTGTGCAGTTTTCAAACGAACTTTATTCCGAAAAGAGAACAGCCCTTGGAAAATCAATCTTTGGGGCATCTCCGATTTCTCAAAATATTACCAGGCTCGTTGCTAATCTGAGAGCTAGAAGCATAGCAAGGATGAGGCGGTAATGGTCGCCGGATTGAACTTCAGGGTAGACGTCCTCCGTTTTGTCGATCAGGATGATGACGTTGGCGGTGCGTCTCCCTCTGGAACAATGGTATATCACAACGCGCAAGGCAGAAGAATCGACCACCTAGTTCATATTCGGAGAATTCCTCAACTAGAAGCACAGCAGCAAGGTCTCGAATCAGGTCGGTTCAATCTATTTGAATTACAACCAGCGACTATGGATGTGAGAGAAAATGATGAGATTAGAATCATAAATCCTCCTAATAACTGGGATTATCTGAATTACTTCCGAGTCATATCGGTAATGCGCGAGGGATACAGTCCTTCCGATAGACGAGGTATCTTACTGTGTTCTTGCAGGCGGAGCGTACAAGCCCATGGCATCCAGTGATTATCTTCGGGCGCAGGAAATATCAATCATTACGCAGATTGCCAGTATGATAGTGGAATCTGCCAAGTCTTTTGCTTCCTGGTCTAAGAACATATCCAGTTCATTCCATATTGGCTCGGCCACAGAAACGGCAACTGGAGCAACAATTACCATAAGCAACTCTGCTCCCGAGGCGCACGCTTTCGAGGTTGGTTCCGGTATTCATGGTCCTCAAGGAGAAAAATATCCCATTGAACCAAAAAATGCAGGCGCATTAGTATTTCCCGGTACGCACGAATGGGCGGGACAAACTATCATCACTAAACACGTCAGTCATCCGGGCGTAGCCGCTCGTCCGTTCTTACATCTGGCAAATATGGCAATTCAGCCACAAGCAATGGCAATGCTAAAAGCGGCATTCGGAGATTCCGTAAGGATGGCTATAAAAGAGGCTTGGCATACCCATGGCTAACGTTGTACCGATTGAACAGGCGCAAGCAGGATTAATTACTTACTTGAAGTCTATAACGGCTCTCGTTACTATTCTTGGAGATGCTACCAGAATAAAAGAGTATTTCTGGCAAGGCTCCGACTTTGTTTATCCCGGAGTAAGACTTCAAATGGGAAATGAAAAAGCACAGGGAGAACCCAGTTGTGGAAAGTGGCTTCTACCGTTCTTTGTAATGTGTTTTTCGGAACAGAAATCCAGTAAACAGTGTTCGCAGATAGCAAGTATCGTAGCAACAATGCACGGTTTTCAACCCGGACAATTGAATGGAGTGGACTTTGTACGACTTTATGTAGACCAGATAGTTCCTCCAATCAGACAGGATGAGTTAACATGGCGAAGCGAAGTTATAGCACACTCGACAATAAACCTTCCATAGAACCACCAGACCCAATTTTTACGCCCAAGTTGGATATTGACCCTAAACCGTCAGTAACGTACAATAAAGTTACCAATCTTATCCCTTCACGGGTAATTCGTTATGGAAAAGTGTCTGGGACAAGATATGAGTGGCAGCCGGGACAAACGATCAACGTACTGTCCGAAGATACAGACGAGTTACGGAATTTGAAGTTAGGCGGACGCCCCTGTTGTGCAGGTGGAGACGCCAATTCTATATTTCAAGTATTGGAGGACTAAATGCCACTCGTAACAGGAACACCCGTAGGAAACATCATCTCTCAGGAAGAAAAGTACCTTGAAGGTTCTCCCTACCTGTATATCCAGGACTATCGGGCCACCCCCCTGAATCACCCCGACGCCAATGGATATTACTGGAACCTATCCGGTACTACCACCTACCCCATTTATAGCCTCGGTTGTATTCAGGACGTAAAATTGACAGAAGATGTCACCCTGAACTACATTCGTTGCGATACCGTGGGTGATAAGGCGGCCATCCAGCGTAGGAATTACCTGAATATGGAATTCCAGTTGAACAGCGTCTTGCCGTTGAGCGTTACGGCGGTTTTGATGAATATGTTCAACTCGACCACCGTTTCGGGCAAAGAGTTTGTTGGTATCTCTAAGATCAACAACAACGTTTATTATATGCTCTACGCCCCGAAGGTCTATGATGAGGTGGCCGGTTACTGGATCATGGCGCACTTCCATCGTTGTCAGATTACCGGAAACTTCACTTGGGACTTTAACCTCGCAGGTCATAAGTTGACCGGAATCAAGGTTACGGCGCTCATCGATGAAACCAAACCCGCAAATCAGATGTTTGGAACTCTTGCGCGGTTTGACCCACTAGCCCTCCCATAAGGCAGAGTGGATGTAAAATTTGAGCGTAAACTCCTCAAGGAATGGCTCGCCCTTGAGGAGATAAGAGCGAAAATAATAGGAGCGGCAGAAAGTGGCAAGGACTATGCGGAGGTTTCCGCCGCCGTCCGAGACTACATTTCTGCCGCTTGCGGTTCTGAATATAAAGATACGGTCTGGTTCGAGACAGTTCAGAACTTTGAAAACGCTCTTAGCGCAAACTCCCCGACCAAACCATTTCCTCTCTTGAAGTCAAAAGAGAAGGGGAAAGTAATGCCATGGGAGTATGAAGGCCGAACTTGGTATTACTGGTTGCACATATTTTCTAAAGAGTATGGCTGGTCGGAGGAACAGATAGGACGCTTGGATATAGATACAGCGATAGGACTTCTTCAGGAAACTCTTATCACGGAGCAGGTAGAACACGAATGGCAATGGAGTTTGACGGAAATAGCCTATCCTTACAACGAACATACAAAGAAGGCGGAGTTCAAAGAACTGCCCAGACCGGATTGGATGAAGAAGATAGTACCAAAACCAGAGAAAATGAAAATAAGAAAAGATTTATTGCCAACCGGAAGGATTATTGGTGAGGGCTATGAAAGCTAAACTATTAAACCTTGAAGAAGCACTTCAAATGTACGAGTTGATTAGTAAATTCGTGGACGATCCAAAGGATATATCCCAATTCCCCGCAATCGTTGGCGGAAAGAATTACATCAAGTGTTTAGAGTTACTTACTGGAGAGACTAAGGAAGCTATTCTTGGTGCCACCTCTCAAAACAGATTAATGGTTCTTGCAGAGGGATTTACCTCAAACAGGTTAGACTTATTGCCCCGCTTGAAAGTGGACGGTTTACATGGCTGAAGAAGGCGATGTCCTTTCAGAGCAAATAGTAATTGATGATAGCCAAGCTATGGCATCTCTTACCGACTTGGTAACTGGAGTTACGGCGTTAAATGACAAGTTCATCATGCTTCTTGGAACATTAGGAAATACAGCGGGAGGACTGAAAGAAGTGGCTTCTGCCGAGGTAGAGGGGGCTGACGAAGCGGATGTTTTTGCCGGTGCAATGGAAAAAGCTGGCATGGCCCTTCAAATGGCCTTTGGCTTTGGTGTTTACCAGATTGTCAATAGCGTTATTAATATAATCAAGGGCGGAGTACAGGATGGTCTTGATTTTGCACAATCCATGTTCTTGATTAACTCCGCCGTAGATGAGATGCGCGGGGCTGGAATAGATGTTCAATTCAAAAATTTGTCTGATATAGTTACGACTCTTGGCCCTAAGTTGCAAGCGTTTTCCAACCTAGACTTAAGTAAGGCGGTAGGACAGGTGGCTGCCTTGGGTGGTCAATTTGGTATGACCGCTGACCAAGTATCTACTTTAACAGAATTCGCGGCAGTAGCCTCGGAGAGAATGGGTGGGGATATTGCAACAAATGCCCAGACCATTACCGCTGCAATAGAAAACCTGACGACTCAAATGAGCAGGCGACTACTTGTTTTAACGGGCGCAGAAATAACCGCCCAGGAAGTTTACAATGAGGCCGTAAAAGAGGGAATAGATAATGGTGCAAAAACATATCAAAATCTTAGCGAAGAAGCCAAGATGCAGGCTGGGATTGCCCTCATCGAACAGCAACGCGGAGAATGGCAAAAATGGGAAGCCGAATATCAAAAAGCTTCTATTGGTAAAGTAAAAGACCTTGGCGCAGCTTGGCAGAACCTTTGGACTGGTTTCGGGATGGCAATTACCAATGTAATGCCCGCGCTTACCTCAATACTCGATTTTATTATTGGCGCAATCGCAGTTGCCAGTGGTGGACTAAAAACACTATTTGACATGATTTCGCAGGGGTCTTGGAAAAACTTCGCGGCAGACCTTGAGAAAAACATAAATACGGTTTATGACTTATATACCAATCCTACTTCTTCTCAAGTTACTGGCGCGCCAACCACCCCATCTACAACTCCTCTTGGGCAACTTCCCCCTACCGGAGTTTTGTCTCCCGAAGATCAAGCCAAAATAGAAGCGGAGGCAGAAAAAAAGATTATAGACCTCCACGACCAGGAGGCCGCTGAACTTGAAAAGATTCAAACGGACTTGGGTAATAAACTGGAGGATATTACCACAAAATACAATAGGGATTTGGAAAACATTGAGATAGATGCAGCCAACAAGCGCGAGCAGATTTACGCGCAGACTGCCGAAACCCTACAAACCGACGCAGAGCACAAAAGACTTGCCGATATTGAGGCGCAACAGAAGTATCAAGATGAGATGGAAAATCTGCTCTATTCGTTCCAGGCGAATCTTGAGGATGCTCTTCGCTCGCGCGATGCCAAGGCGATTATCCACCTGATAGAAGAATATGACAATCAGAAAGCAGAAAAGGCGCGTCAGTTCAAGGAAGATCAAAAATTCCGTGATGAGAATTATCAACAGGAAATCAATGATGCCAAGAGGCAGGAGCAATTCCAGTTACAAGAACTGGCCGTTCAGGTGGCCGAAAGAAAAGCCGCCCTTGCCCTTCAATATAAACAGGAACAGGATGATGCTAAACTGGCGGCGCAGAGACAGGCAGATGCCGAGAAAGTTAACATTGATAATAACCTGAAACAATGGGAAGATGGGCTGCTGGCACAATATAAAATCACCGACGACCAGATGAAGAACATCTACAATGACATAAACCTCTATCTTGGAAAGGGCGGATTCGTAGACCAAGTTTATACATACATCATCAATAGAATGATGCAGGTATATGCCGCCCTTGGGTCAGGAATGACAACGGGTGTACATCAAGAACCGCACGGAGGAATGGCGGCGGGAGGTTCTATATTTGCAAGCAAACCCACCGACATTACTTTCGGGGAGGCGGGGCCAGAACTTGCCATGTTTATTCCTCTTGGATCTAATTTCGGTACACCTTCCGCTTCATTTGGCGGGGGCGTAGGCGGGTCTATCCAATTACAGGTCACATTAGACAAAAATCTTCAGGCACAAATAATTCAAACATCATTAAATAATGTGGCTTTGGTAATAGATCGTGTGCAGAGACAGGTGTAATTATGAGCTTCCAGATAAACGGCACAGATTTACTCACAGAACCGACCGATCATTATTGGGTTGCAAAGACCGTTTTGGGGTTCGACGGAAACGGGCATCCAATTTATGTTACGCCTAGGCAATACCAGCTTTCTTACGACTGGATTAGTTCGGATAGTTTCGCTCAATTGATTAACTTTTATCAATCTTGTAGCGGAACAATTCCAGTTACTCTACCAATGTGGAACTCTGCTACCGGCGGCTTCGCTTCTTATACCGCGACTTTGGAAGAACCAACTTATACAAAATCCTTCGAGGGATTTTACGGATCGGTAAATTTCTTGATACTTAACATAAAATGACATCTGCTTCCGATCTCGTCCTTTTACGGACGCAACCCCACTTTGAACAACTCTACCTATCGGTATACACCCCTTCGGTATTGTTTTCTGCACAAACAAATTCTGGTACGTCGCAGGGGTCAAGAATAATCCCCTATCACAGTCCTTCAGGAACATATTCGGATGTGTTTTACAACTCTGTCTTACTGGTAGGGACTACTCCGGGGGCTTCAGACGTAGGTAGAGTAAGAATCCGGTCTGTAGATGCCTCGCAGTTCACTTTAGCAGAAAATTATGACATCCCATGGCAATATGGACTTTACGTCACGGCAATAAACTATGTAGATCTTAATCCAATCTATCCGGTCATTTCGGGGTCTAACATAGCCAATATAACCATGTGGAAGGACTACGACATTCTTTATTCCAACCAGAATACTGTTTTGGGAGCATTTCCGTGTGCAGGAAGCCATAGAGCCGCCTTTATCTCAGGAAGTTCCGCTTCTTTGTATTGGACAGCCTCAGGAACAAATCATGTCAAAGGTGATTCCCTTACTTACGCATGGGTATTCGAGGGTGGCACACCATCCACTTACTCAGGACAAACTCCAGGATGGGTGAATTATTCAACTCCGGGCTATTACAAGACAAAATTAACGGTAACGGGCAGCGGAGGTTCAACAGACATCACCTATAGATTCGTATCCATATACTCAAGGGCTTCTGGTGGAGACGCCATTCCTCCCATCCAAAGATGGTCTTTCTCGTCTCTGAATGGGAGCAGGTCGGAGGGAGGGTACTCGATTGCAGTCAAAGTCTACGACCAGATTGATAAAATCTACGATGGCGCGCTGGTTGTTATCTTTGCAGACCAGACGAGTTATGGGAATACTAAAGCAACTGTCAATGGAAACATAAAATTCGTCGGTTATGTTGAAAAGGGTACGATAGTATACGACTACGAAACCTCCTCGGTGGAATTTACTGCCATTTCTGTTACAGAGATGATGAAAAACATCGAGGCATTTTCCATTTCCTGCAACAGCGTCTACGCTCCGAGCCATTGGTATGAAATTCAGAACATGACCATCGCAAAAGCAATCTATCACTATTTGAGGTGGCATACAACTGTTTTGAATTGTACGGACTTTGTTTATACAGGGGACGACAGACTCGTTCAGTATTTTGACACCAATCGGGATTCTGTCTACAATGCCATCGGGACTTTTTTGCAGAACGGAATCATCGGAGAGGTGGTAAGTGATAGGGTAGGAAGAATTTGGGCAGAAATAAATCCGGGCGCAGTTCATCAAGCCGCTTCCAATTTACCCACTACCATGTCAATCAACAAACAGGACTGGATGGGAGAACCAAGCATCGAAGAGAACATCACTAAACAATTTTCCTCTCTGGAACTGGGAGGGGTAGTTTTTGGGGGAGCAAGTTCGAGTGGGACAGGGACAAGTACCGCAATCCTATCCATTGCCCCCGGTTTGGCCCCCGGAGTGAGAGGGAAAATAAACCAGATCGAAGGGTTTATCGCGACTTCCCAAAGTCAGTTAAATAACGTTACTGGAGACTACTGGGCTTATTTGACCGCTAGATATGGCGTTACCTTGAAGATGGCGGGGAACTACAATAATATTGATATAGCCCCCGTCTCTCAATGTCTCTTGAATATCTCTGGATCGGATACCAACAGAGGAATAACTTTCCTTGATGCACCCTTCCATCCAGTTCAGATGGATTGGACATTCGACGCAGAAAAAGGGTCTTTGTATCCTCTGGTCAAATTTGCACAAATACCGAATGGAATGCAGGGGCAGACAGAGGCAATTGCCGCAGCGCAGACCGTTCCCATTCCTCCAGTTATTCCTCCGATAATCCTGCCGCCCTTACCGCCCTATCCTTATTTCCCAAGTGGAAAAACTTACACATGGATTATCGGGAATCCAGCCGTGGGAGGCTATCCCGGCCCTCATATTCCAGGAACAATGGCAGTCAAACAGATTGACGCCGCCGCCTTCAATACCTCTATAGCTTTCAACATCGAACAAAGAACCGTTGTAGCATCTCCGGGGACAGACATAATGACCTCCGACCTTACCGCAGATTCAAACGCAGAGGAAGTCACATCTTTTGCTACACCAATCTTATTGGCAAATGCTTGGTTGTGGTTGGATATTTCTGCCGTATCCAACGTCAGCGGCTCTTCTGGTACCGGTTCTTCCGGTACTGGAACAAGTTATCAATTCGTATGCACTTTGGAAACGACACTATGAGCACATATCAAAACGTTTCTAGTACAGTATTTACGGACAAATGGTATCTTCATGATCCCCCCAATGGGAGTGGGTGGCATTCTGGTGATCCTGATGAGCCAACAACGGTTGGGATAGGAATCCAAACTGCCACCACCTTGTCCATCTCGGACTCTGATGAGATAAAGCAACTGCATAACAGTGGTTATCCCAGCTTCTATTATTATCCTTCGGCTAAGATATACACTATTCAGTTCACAACCCCCAATGATGGTATAAACCATCATTATGATGTAGGCATGGTGCTAACAGTTACCGGACCAACTCCGCCGTACCCTTGGAATTGTCCTACCTGTGGCCCAGGCGGGAGCGGATATACCACCCCGGTTTTCTGTTGCACAATAGAAATGGATTACCGGAGCGGTGGCGTCTGGAAAAATCAGATTTCGCCAGGATACAAAATGGCGTGGTCATGGTCTCAATATAACCCCTATAGCGACTATTATGGATACTGTCATTTAGCTGCTGCATCAATGGCGCTGTCCCCTAATACATTATATCGCTTGTATGGTAACTATAGCAATAGCTATGTCAGTTTACCAATTGGTGATTATTTTGATTACACCACCGGCATGTCAATTTTCTGTGCCGACTTTTCTACTCAAATTGCCGCTGGTAATCTCGAAATGATTTGTGAGATGAATTAATGGCTGATTTACACAAGTCCATCCGAAGCTTGAAGGTCATCAACAATCAGTTCATTCCTGGCTCTCTGGGATTGACTTCAGATGTGGTTAATGTTCCGAATCGTCCCGGATTCTCTTACGTCAGGATTTTAGGGAATACCTCAGAGGCAATTCAAGCCTATAACACTACCGTCTATCCACAATATGACGTACCAGTCTTTATTCAATGGGATGGAAATAAGTATGTTGTTACCGGCAGAGACTTAAAGCGGTACGCACAATGGAATTATTCAGCCTATCTACCTCAACATGGAGAAACCCATGAATGGCAGGGCGGAGATACGACTTGGATAATGCAAGAGCAGTTCTATCCCTTGGTAGTCTCTCCGTCTGGATCGTCATTGTTGATTGCTCCGTATGCCTATACATGGAATGGAAACTGGGTGTTCGGGGGAAATACGGGGACTACAACCATAACCCTTCCATCCAATCCTGCTAAACAAAGTGTCCTATTGCTTTATCTTGATGGCGCAACCGGAAATCCAACTTGGTTGAACGGTACGGAAGCACCGCTTTACTCGGACAAGAACCTGTTACTGCCCTATTTGCCGTCCTTTAGTTCTACTCTGGGCATTCCCCTTGCCATGATACGAGTTCCTTCGGGGACTACTTCATGGGGATGGGGCAATATATATGATGTCAGACCGTTTTTTGTAGGAATTTCGACCGTTTCCGGCAGTTCGGGAGGAATATCGGAAGCTCCGATAGATGGGAATATTTACGGTAGAAAGAACGCGGGATGGTCTGTCGTTTCTGGTTCTTCTGGCGGAGGAATTCCAGAGGCTCCGATAAACGGAAATCCTTATTCAAGAGAAAATGCCGGGTGGGTAGTATCACCAACAGGAAGTAGTTATTCATTACCAACTGGTTCTGCCTCCATTCTGGGAGGATTTA